CTTAATTTCACAATTAGTTGGTGTATTACAACCTTCGTTAGATAAAATAGATGAGTTATCTAATGAGGTAAAAGCACTAAAGGGTGAGTTCTTAGAGTTTAGAGACGAACCTGCTGGTCCTAAGGTCAGTAATAACCTTAACGACTATAAAAATGCTGAGGAAAGTATTATGGAAGGTAGAATGAAAAAAATACTAGAACTCAGAAGAGCAAATAAACAAAAATAAAATAAATTAAAATGGCATTTAACATTACAGACATTACTGGTTACGTAGATGAAAACTCTTTTGAACTAATCAGTAAAGCAGTTTTAGAAACCCCTTTAGCTGACTCGTTTAACGTAAGAGTTGGATTAAAAGCTGGTTCTAATAAGATTCCGATTATGAACGGTGACTTTTACGTTCAAGACGGTGGTTCGTGTGGATACACAACCTCAGGTGATACAACCATAACTCAAATAGATATGAACCTTAAGGCAGCTAAGGTAAACCAGTCATACTGTCCTGAAACACTCAGACAGACGTTCTTAAGTCAGTCGTTAGCAGCAGGTCAGTTCGCAGGTAACGAAAGTATACCTGTAGAGCAATTAATGGCTGAGTACTTCGTTAAGAAATTAAATAACTTTAACGAAAATTTCCTTATTAACGGTGACGGTTCATACTCAGGTTTAACTCAGATTATTACTGAAGGTAACGGAGCAACTAAAGTTACTGGCTCTACGTGGACTGTATCTGATGCGGTTGCTGGAGCACAAGGTCTATACGCTTTATTACCCGATGAGGTAATGATGATGGACGACTTAATTTTAGTTTGTTCTCCACAACAATATAGAGTACTTCAGTTGGCTATTACTCAGGAGAACTATTACCATATCGCACCTGGTGGTGAGTTGGTAGTACCAGGAACCTCAGTAAAAATTATACCGAGTTTAGGTTGTACGAACGCTCAGAAATTTATGGGTAGTACTTCTACTTTGTACTTAGGTACTGACTTAAGTTCTGACTTTGAGCAGTTCAGAGTATTTTACTCAGATGCGGACGATGAAGTACGTAGCATAATGAAGTGGGCCATCGGAGTCGCAGTAACACAACCTGAGCTATGGGTTTATGGAGTAGCATAAAATAAACTAATCAAATAAAATAAAATCAAATGAGCTGTAATTTATCAACATCTATTAGTCTAGACTGTAGGTCAAATTTGGGCGGCGTGGCAAGCGTTTTCCTGGGTTCTACTACAGGATACGACATTACGTTATTAGGTGAAAGCGCTGGTAGTATTACTGGATTCTCATTCGGTTCAGGAGCAACTGTTGTTGACTCTGTCGCAGATTTAACTGTGGCACCGATGTACGAATTTCAGCAACCACGTCAGGCTGCTAACCTAACAGAGACAGGTACTTTTGATGAAGCTAATGGAGTAGCATTTTATGAGACTAGTTTAACTATTGTTATAAATAAACTTCAAGCTTCACATTTGGAAGCGTTAGACATTTTAGGACAGAATACTAAGTTGGTTGTTGTTGTAAAAGATAACAACGGAAACTACTTCACGGTTGGAAATGAAACGGGTGCTATTGTATCCGCTTCTACTTCAGACACGGGGACGAATTTTTCTGACCGCAATGGCATAACCATAACTTTTACTGGGTACAGTACCTCTCCACTTAAACAAGTTGTATTCGCATCTTAATAAGTGTTAATATATACAAATGAAAAAGGGGGTTAATCACCCCCTTTTTTTATATTTATGAATATGATAGTAGATTTACGTAATACAAGCAATAAGGTGTATTTTAACGGTGTTTTACCGACATATAGTAGTTATAAGCTGAAATTAGTAAGCAGATACAGTAATAAAGGACTATTAAACAACAATAATGTTTTTATAAATCTAACTTTACATTTGGTTGGTGATGACTGGTTCTCATTCGGTTTTAATGACCCTTTAACTAAGTATCAAGGTGAAATGAATGATTATTATGACTGTATATTATATGGTATTGATGAGTTGGATAGAGACTATGAAATACAAAAAGTATTATGTAAAGTATTAAATAACTTTGTGACTGATAACCCTAATGTAGAGTATGTTAGTGATAACGAAGATAACGAACAATATATTTATTTTATAAATGAATAATTTTAAAGTATTACAATTAAATGCCTTAGATTTACCTGTATTTCAGGAAGTAAGGGGTAAAGATTGGGTAAGTTTTGGTAAAGATAACCTATACCCCGATAAAATAATAGAACTATTTAATACCTCTGCTATGAATGGAACTGCCATCAATAGTATTACTGACGCAGTTAAAGGTGAAGGTGTTGCTGAAATAGGTGATATGGTAGTTAATCAATTAGGTGATACGTTAAATGATGTATACTCTAAAATAGCTTTGGACTACGTACTTCACGGTGGTTATAGTTTAAACTGTATTTGGAACAGAGGGGGTGATAAGATAGTAGAAATTTACCACTTATCTTTTGATAAAGTAAGGTCAGGTAAGTTAAATAGTGATGATGTTGTTAATGACTACTACTATAGTTCTAACTGGGGAAATACAAGAAAATACAAGCCTATAAGGTATAAAAGTTATGACCCTACAGACAATAAAGGTGATAACGCAACACAAATATACTATTACTTTGACTACACACCTGGTAATATGATTTACCCCCTACCTTCTTATGTTGGAGCATTAAACGATATTCAGTTGGATGCTCGTATCAGTAAGTACCACAACTCACAAATTTCTAACGGATTTTCGGGAGGGATTTTTATAAATTTACCCGCAGGTGAACCTACCCCTGAAGAACAGAGAGTCATATATAGGGATTTAGTTAATAGTTTTACAGGTGAAGATAACGCAGGTAGACTGTTCTTATCTTTTAGTGAGGGGGCTGATTTGGCACCACAAATACAGAGTGTAACGTCTGCTAATGATGATTACTACACAACGTTGGAAACACGTATTAGTTCAAGGATTTTAACGGCTCACCGTATAACCTCAGGAAGATTAATCGGGGTACGTGACGAAGGTGGTTTAGGTAATAACGCACAGGAAATAGAGGTAGCATACACACATTTTTCAAGTACAGCTATAGAACCTAAACAAAAGAACATAAATAAAGGTCTAAATAAGGTTTTAAGAAATATGGGTATAGAACAACCTGTAAACATTATACCTTCTACATTAGACTTTAATAAAACTATAGACGGAGAAGTATAATGGCATATACATTATTTATAAGTGAAAGTAGGTTAAAAAGGTTAACTGCCGTTCATGCTAATTTGGAGCCTGATGAACTAACACCTTTTGTGTTACAGGCTCAGGACATATACGTTCAAGAGTTATTAGGAACTAAGTTTTATAATAACCTAAAAGGACGTGTTATTAGTGGGACTACTACTAACTCAGAAAAACAGTTATTAAACGACTATATGGCACCGATGTTAGCTAACTATGCGGTGTATATGGCTTTGCCATCTTTTAATTATAAGATGAAAAATAAGTCCGTATTGAACCCTTCAGCAGAAGAAGCACAGAACACCGACCTGAGTGAATTAAAGTACCTTAGAGGGACTGTAAAAGATTCTGCGGAGTTCTATAGGGAAAGAGCTAGAGAGTTCCTTATGGATAACGAAAGTGACTTTCCTGACTATGTTAATTACGGAGTGGACGGTATGAGTCCTAACAAACGTAAAACGTATTACTCTAATATTGTAATACCACGTCCTGTTGGTTGTTTGCCATCAGACCTAAACAGAAAAGACCCTAACGCCCCCTATTACGAATGAGTACTTTATCAGGAAATACAATAGCTAGTAGTTATCCGTCATTATTAAGATTAGATAACTTTACAGGTGCGTCTACAACTTATAATGTAGTAGTAGATGGATTAGGTAGACAAGTACCTATGTTTGTCGCAACGAATAAAATTAAGTTTAACGAACGATTAGATTTTAGGGATACTACTAGTTTAGACTTTAGTGGTACGAGTTGGAACGTAGATGCTGCTAGTATAGATTTTACCAACGCTAATACTAATGGTATTATAAAAACAGCAGCAGTACAAAAATCTACGGGTAGATTAAGTGGTTTAACACAAAATATTAGTTTTAGTGGGGGGACAGGTATAGATGTAGAACAGGACAATACTACAGGTGTATTTACCTTTAATAATACGAGTAGTGATAAGCAGATAGTATATAAGGGTAGTCCTGGTACTACTACTACCGCAGGTAAACCTGTATATTGGAAAGGTGGTAGATGGAATAACGGACCTACTAGTTTAAACGCATATAATAAACTAATAGGAATATCCGTTGGAACAAATACTTTTACTGATGGTGTAATAGTAGGGGGTTTAATAGATGACGCTGGTAATACAGGTTTTACTGAGGGGGCTTTATATTTACCTAACTCATCTGGTCCTTTTGATAGTGTACCTGACTACACCGCAGGACGAGCACAGAGGGGTATAGGACACTCATTAGGTAGTGGGGGTATAATACTTAACCCTGATATTTATTATATAATAAACAATAACACTTCATATATAATAACCAACAACGATGAGGTGTTAATAACAAATGACGGATTTGCGTTAAGTTACGAATAAACAAATAAAATAAAAATAAAATAAAATGGCTCTAGAAATAACAGGCACAATAGAATTAACTAATGGATTATCACTTAACTCGTTATATGGTAGAACAAAATATAGTGTAGATGATGATAGTTCATCAGTATTTATAACTAATCAGTATTGGTTAGATGAAACAAGTTATACAAACAAAAAATCATCTGTCAGTCCATCTTTTTATGTTGATGGTAAATATGACTACAATAGAGCGACTGACGGAAGTGATGTATTAGATTTTACTAATCAAAAAATAAAAGAACAACTTGAACTACTTGGTTTTTCAGTTGTAATAACAGAACTTTAATATTATGGCAGGTAATAAGACAATTTTTGATTTACCACTAAGAACAGGAGTTACCGCTGATGATAGACTGGCTATTGTTGATAGTGGTAATACACTAACCTCATCAGTAAAGGTAAGTGATTTACGTGACGGAACAGGGGTAAATACATTAGAAACACTAACGGGTGATATTACCTTTAGTGGAACGAATATAGACATATCTACCAACGGACAGACAATAGTTTTATCAGGGTCTACTGGCGGAGGTGGTGGTGGTAAGTATATTGCCGCAGATGGAACTAATAATATTGTTCCTGATTATTACGCAACAACCTCTATAAATAGTGCTTCAAGTGAAAATGCTATTGTTGCGGGAACAGGAAATACAATAACAAATAGTACTGGTAATTATGGTTTTATTGGTGGTGGAAGTAATAATAACATAGAAACTGGAAATTATAATAGTATAGTTGGTGGTTCTAATAATATCGTAAATGGATTTAATAGTAATACTATTGGCGGAACAAATAATGAAATAGATAGTTCTAATTGTGCTGCTGACTCTATAGTTGCTGGTTCTAATAATTTTATGACTAATGAAGATTTTAGTTTAATTGGAGGTGGTCTAGATAATGATATTAATAATGGAGGTAGAAATAGTATGATAGGTGGTGCCAATAATCTTATAAACGAAAGCACTTATTGTGGTATGATAGCGGGACGATATAATATTTTAAATGGCGCCCAACTTTCAAGTATTGTTAATTCTTATGTTGGTAAAATATATGGTGATTATAGGCTTACTCCATTAAATATCACTAACTCTACTTCTTCTAATATAAGACAAACTGCGGGTACTGGAACTGGTAGATTTGAGGGGACACAATCGGCTATTTTTAACTCTGATACTTGTGATATTGCGGGTCAAGTTGGTAATGAGACCACATTAGCAACTATTATAGGTTCTAATAATACTAATATAACTGGTGGGACAAACAATACTATTATGATAGGAACAAGTGGTAGAACAGGACTTAATAGTTATACCACTTATGTTGAAACATTAGAAGCATTTACGCATGTTGTATTGAACGACTATAGTAATCTAAACTTTAGTGGAGACACCGCAGCCGCAGCATCAGGTGTACCATTAGGCGGTTTGTATCACGACAACGGAGATTTAAGAGTAAGAATTACATAAATGAAAAAACTAATATTAAAAATTATGAATGATAAAGTTAAAGGTCTACTTAGACACGTATTAACCTTTTTAGGTGGATACTTAGTTACGAAAGGTATAATAGATGAAGCTACGTTATCAGAGGTAGTTGGTTCTATTATTACATTAACAGGCTTCGTGTGGAGTTGGTTAGATAAATCAGAGGAAGAGTCTGAATGAGTTATACAAAAAGAAGGGTGGAGTCAGATGAACTGAACTCTACCCCTCTACTTAAAAGATTAATACACGTAGAGGAAAAAATAAGAACATTAGAAGAATTTGTAAATAATATGATAAAAGAAAAGGGTATCCGTTGATACCCTTTTTTGTTGACTGATAAACACTTTAAAAAATTAAAAAATAAACAATAACTAAATTAACAGTCAGCAAATTCTCTATATTTAAATAAATTTCCTTCACCACTCCATCTACTTAAATCAATCATTTTCATTTCAATATCTTCATATAATCTGTCTACCATATCAGCGTATATTTCATCTGTCCTTTTACGTGATTTAGGGGGGTTAGATTTAACGTTTGGTGTTGTTATGGTGGTATTACCTACCTTTTGTTGTTTTAGTTCCTTATAACGTTGGAAAGCCGTTTTACGTGAATTACTCATATTTATTGTTTTTAGTAGTTTATATAATATAAATATACAGTAAATAAGTAAAAGTATCAAGTAGGGTAAATTATTTTTTTTATCAGTATTGAAACTTTTACAAAAGTTGGATATATTTATAAAACATAAAAGGGGTGTTAATTTACCTGACCCCTAACGGAACTGATAAC